ATAAGGCCTATCTAAGTCGAGCTCAGTATCCGCTATGGGTTCAGGACGCATTACGCACGATGATTGGTTTAGTTTCAAAGCTGGAACCTAACATCGTAATTGAAAGTTCTCTGTTAAAGGGTTTGATAGAGAATGCAACCAATGATGGTTTTGGGCTTAAACAGCTCTTTATTCGCATTTGTTCAGAGTTGCTAGAGTTTGGGCGCTGTGGTCTGCTTGTCGATGTTGATGCTAACGGAGTGCCATATTTCGCCTTATATGATGCGTTATCTATTATCAACTGGAAGGAAAACAGTATCGGTGGTCGTAAAGATCTAAAACTGTTAGTGCTCGAGGAGCAATTTGATAATAGTGAAGATGAATTCGGGCACGAAACTAAAACGGTTCACCGCGTTCTATCTATGGATGATGGAGCATTAGCGGTCCGATTGTTCGATGGTTCAAATGTGGAGGATAAAACTCCCGATCTCGGCGGTAATCAACTTTCTTTCACACCATTTGTTTTCTGCGGTGCCACTAGTAATTCTCCGGATGTAGGTACCATACCGCTTTTGACAATGGCCAAGGCTGCTCTGAAGTATTACCAGCTCAGTGCAGATTATTACCAGTCTCTTCACCATACGGCCCATCCGCAACCTTGGATTAGTGGCCTTGATGATGACGATGATGATGATATTAGCGTTACTGGTGTTATGGCTGTCTGGAGTCTTCCTCTAAATTCACAATGTGGTTATTTGGAAATTTCAGGTAACGGCATTGAACTCACTAAAAAGGAAATGGATGCGCAAAAGAATTCAGCATTAGAAGCTGGGGCTAAAGTAGTTGATACCAATACACAAGAATCAGGTGAGGCACGCCGTGCACGTCAGGATGACCAGCAGGCAAGTCTTCACAGTATCGTGATGTGTGCAGCTGCAGCAATTGAACAAGCCATTAAGTATGCAGCGCAGTGGTTAAAGCTGGATTCGACAAAATATTCATTTACGGTTGAACCTGAGTTTATTGTGCAGGTCACGGATATTAATCTTGCAAAACAGCTTTATGAGGGTGCTATTTCAGGGAAAAACTCTTTCCGCACATATTGGGAATACCTAATGACAGGTAAATTACCAGCTCACGACTATCAGGAAGAAGTGAAGCGGGTAGAAATAGAGCGAGATAACACTCCTTTGTAGAGGTGATGTATGGCTTCAAAAGAAGATAAATCATTGATTGAAGTACTTACCCAACATCAGGCGTACTTATATCGGGTGTCTTCTCAATCTGTTAATGAGCTACTAAAAATCTTTAATGATGAGTCAATATTAATGTTGGCAAAGCTTCGGGATTTGCTTGATGAATTAAATGATTCTGAAAAGATGGCTCTAGCAAGTGGACAGTACACAACGTCAAATCTGAAGGAAGTTCGTGATCTAATCTCCCAGTGGTTTACTGCAATAAACACTGCATTACCTGAAGCTTTCGCTGTTTCTGCTACTGCCTTGGCAGTTTATGAAGCTAATTACACGGCGAAGCTATATGGAGGCAAGATCGAAAAGCCAAATGGTGAAAAGGTATATGCAGCAGCTAAAAAAGTACCCTTAGTAGGTGGAGCATTAGTTGATGATCTTCTTTCCAAGATTGCTGAGACTGCACGCCAAAAAGTTGAATATGCAATTCGGGATGGCATTAACTCAGGTAAAACAAATCAGGAAATAGTTCAGCGTATTCGCGGCACCAAGCGCCTTAATTATGAGGATGGGCTTTTAAGTAGCTCTAAGACGGATATTGAACGTACCGTAAGAACAGTTCGTAGTCATGTTGCTAATCAAACGTATTTAGATACTTTCAAACAGTTAGGTTTTGAGTATGTTCGTTTTATTAGTGTATTGGATGGAAGAACATCTAAGCTTTGTGCTCATTTAGACGGTACTGTCTGGAGGATTGATGATCCGGCAAAACGTGTACCGCCGTTGCATCCTAATTGTCGCAGCGAACTAGTACCAGTTAAAAAAGATGGTCAACTTATCGGTGAACGGCCATTTGTAATGGACGAACGTAGAGTTAAAGACATCCCCAAAGAAGAGCGAAGCCAGTTAATAGGACAGTTAGATGCAAACACCACATTCAAAGAGTTCTTTAAGAAAACAGATGATTTCTTTCAAAGGGAGTGGCTAGGGCCAAAGCGCTTTAAGCTCTATAAAGATGGGAAATTTGATTTTGATAAGTTCTTTGATCCTGAAGGCCGTTTCTATAGCTTAGATGATTTGAGAAAGTTGGATGAAAAAGCTTTTAAAAAGTTGGGTCTGTAATTTTTCTTATGTTATATTTTTTAAAACATCAGAATTTATACAATATGAAAACAATAGCTTTTGTATGTCTAACCCTAATTTCCATCACTTGTTTAGCTGAACCAAGTCAAAAATATCTTAAAGAATATGATCGATTGTCTGAAGCTTTGGAGTCAGCAATGGCAAATGCATATTCTTTTGATCCTGCAACTGGTCAAGTAAAACAGGCTACTCAAGGTTTAGAAGCTAAAAATAATTTATGTAGAGCTGCCCAGGCGAAACTAAACCTCACCACGTTTTTAAAAGACAATTTAGAGGAATCTAAAGAGCTTTATAAATCTATTGATGGTGCAGAGACTCTAGATAAAAATTATCTTAGTGGACAACAGCAGGAACAACAAAATCTCGTTTCAAATTTGAAAAAAGACCTTGTTGGAACTGGATTTAACTGTGAGTAATTATTGCCGATTACAGGTAATTCTAAACTCACTTAAGACACAATTTTCACCTATATAAGCGCCCAAATGGCGCTTTTGTCATTTATGGAGTTTGGCTTATGAGTGAATCAAAAGTTAGACATTTGGTACTTAAAAGAGTTTCAGATAAATCTTCTCATCTTGCTCTTTGTGACGAGGAAACAGGTATTCCATTAGCTGGATTAACCGCTGTAAAAATGAATTGTAGTGTTTTTGAGGGTCCAGCGACTATCACGGCAACATTTGATGTAGGTGGTCCTCAAGGCATCCGCTTAGTTGGTGATGAACCTAGACAAAAGGTTTGGGGTGCAAAGGAAACGTAGCGAAAGGTACTACAAATGCCTGAAAAGCAAATCAATATGTCAGATGCTCAATATATTCTGAGCACAAAATGAATTCTGGTGCCATTTCTTCAAATTAAGGTTTCAAGCCATGGCAATTTATGGTTTTACTTTTGAAAGATTAAAAGCAATTGCACTCATCAAATAGAACTTAATTTTTAACCATAGCACCTTCGGGTGCTTTTTTTGCGAGAAGAAAATGCCAAGCCCTATTATCCAATATTTCCAATATGAACATTTACCTGAACATTTGCAGCAAGTTAGTAAGCCAATTGGTGATTTAGCTCGGCAAATGGATGAGCAACTTCCTGACGGGCCTGAAAAATCCACAGGATTAAGAAAGCTACTTGAAGCAAAAGATGCATTTGTACGCCAAGCTTTAAGTAAATAATCATTTATAGAAATGAAGCGTCCTAATGGGCGCTTTTTTAATGCCTGAAGCTAAGCAGAGGGTTCAACAATTAAACCCGCTAAGCGGTATCTCTAGGAGATTTTTAAATGCCAGACGAAATCAAAGTTGATTTGGAAAATCCTGAAATTAAAGCAGCTATTCAAGACGCCGTTGATGAAGCTGTTAAAGGTCTTAAAGATAAGAACGCTGAACTTATCAAAGATAAAAAAGAGTTGAAAGATGAACTAGGTTCATTGAAATCAAAGGTTGAGGGTTTAGATCTGGATGCAATCAAGGTCCTGCTTGATAAATCAAATCAGGATGAAGAATCCAAACTTATTGCAGAAGGCAAGATTGAAGAAGTTATTCAGAAACGCACTGAGAAGATGCGTGAAGAGCATGACAAGGTTCTTAAGGCAGAGAAAGAACGGGCAGATAAAGCTGAAGCTTATGCCGAGAAATTCAAGAAATCAGTAGTGCAAAGCCAAATTGTTCAGGCTGCTATTGAACTTGAAGCACTGCCAGAAGCGACCCCTGATATCGCCTTTTTAGCTCAGACAAAGTTTGCATTAGATGAAAACGGCAAAGCTGTGGCAGTTGATGAAAACGGGGATGTGGTCATTGGTAAAGACGGTCAGACACCGATGACCCCAAAAGAATGGGTTGAATCTCTACGCGAGCAAAAACCGTATTACTGGCCTAAACCTAATGGCATGGGCGCACCTGGTAGCAACAATTCAAAAGGTCAGCCAGACATTCTCAAAGCAGATGGCTCGGTAAATATGACCAAATTGGCGCAATTACGAAATGAAAACCCGCAACTAGCTAAAGAGCTAGCGGCAAAACACGGTATTAAACTTTAAGGAGTAAAGCCTAATGGGCGACACAAAAATTGCTGATGTAATCGTACCCGAGTTATTCACTCCGTACGTATTAAATAAAACTGCCGAAAAGTCTGCATTATGGCAGTCAGGCATTGTTGGGGAGCTAGATGAAAAAGTTGCTTTTGGTACAGAAGGCGGTACTACAGTAAATATTCCTTTCTGGAATGATTTAAGCGGTGAGTCAGAAGTACTTTCAGATTCAAAACCTTTATCTGTAAATAACATCACTTCAGGCAAGGACATTGCGATTCTTCATGCACGTGGTAAAGCATGGGGCGCTAATGATTTGGCTAAAGCATTATCTGGTGACGATCCACTTGGTGCGGTTGGTGATCTGGTCGCAGATTACTGGTCGCGTGAATTTCAGGGGTTTACCGTAAATACACTTAAAGGTGTATTTGGGTCTGCAAGCATGGCAGGTAATACCCATGATATTTCGGCTGGAACTGGAGCTGCAGCTGTAATTGATGGCGTATCTTTTGTTGATGCTTCTTATAAGTTGGGTGATGCCGTAGATAAATTAACGGCTATTGCAATGCACTCGGCAACCATGGCGGCTTTAGCTAAGCAAGGCTTAATCGAAACTGTTCGAGATGCTGATGGTGTGGTTCTCTACAAAACCTTTATGGACCGTCGTGTGATTGTTGATGATGGTATGCCCGTTGAAGGTGATGTCTTTACCTCATTCTTGTTTGGCCAAGGTGCGATTGGTTTCCAAGATATTGGCGCACCAGTTGGTGTAGAGACTGACCGTGACAGTTTAGCGGGTACTGACATTCTTATTAACCGCCGTCACTTTGTGCTACATCCTCGTGGCATTAAATGGGCAGGTGATACAGGTATTGCACCTAATAATGCCGGTCTTGCTACAGCCGGTAACTGGGAACGTGTCTACGATCCTAAACAGATCCGTATTGTAGCATTCAAGCACAAGATCAAATAACAAAAAGGCGGGTAATACCGCCTTATCTTTTTGGAGATCCACATATGGGACTTTCATCATTTAACCGTGCACGGGAAAGACAACAAATGACAGAAACAAAAATTGCTGAACTCGAAGAACAACTGGCAACAGTAAAGGGCGAATTTATTGCCTTTCAAAATGATACCGAAGCAATGAAAGCACGTATTGCTGAACTTGAATCAGGTGAAGGTGGTCAAACACCTGAAGATGACCAAAAACCAAGTGATACTCAACCACAACCAATTAACTATGCTGGTCTAAAAGTAGATGAGCTTCGAGCTGTACTAACTGAAAAAGGCATTGCATTTGAAGCAGGTGCTAAAAAAGATGAACTTTTAGCATTAATTCCAAAGGAATAATTCATGAGCTTTATCACTGAACAAGAAGCAATTGAACGTGTAGCAGGCTTTGATGCTTTATCTGCCAGTGATAAAGCTGACTATCTTGAAAAGTCAGAAGCTTACTTATTGGCGCGTAACGTCAAGCCTTATGAAGATGTGACAACAGTCCCTAAGGCCCTCAAAACGGCTTCCTATGAAGTCTTAAAAGGCATCATGAGGGGTGAAATATATCAAGGACAGGAACAAGCATTAAAGCGAAAGAAAGTAAAAGCAGATACGGTTGAAACAGAAAAGGAGTATCAGGACGGATCAGTAAAACTTAGTGCATCCGAGCAGTACATTCTTGATTTGATCAAGCCATATTGCAAACGAAAAGCTGTATTTTTTGTCAGGAAAATTTAAATGGGCTTACGTGACGAAATTCAGGCAGATATTGCCGAAGCATTTAATGATGATTTAGCGGACGCCGTTCATACCTTTACATGTGAGCGGATCTCAAAAACTAATTGGGATCCTAAAACTGAAACATATGTTGAAGTTAAAGAAAACTATTCTGGCCGAGGTGTACTTTTTGGCTCATACAGTCAATATGAGATTGAGACGCTTGGAGTGCTGGCTACTGATAAAAAAGCAACTGTGCTGCAAAATGAAGTATCCATGACTCCAAAAATTGACGATGAATGGCTAACAGCTTTAGGCTCATTTCGAGTTATCCATATTCAACAAGATCCAGCCAGTACAATCTGGAAATGTCAGCTTCGAAAAGTGTAGGGGCTAAAATGGTTAATCCTGATTATGTTCCTGAATGGTATATCTCGCCTTTTCAACATGTGCAGTACACGCTTGCTCGAAATCAACTACACATGGATTTGTTATTTGAAGATATGGATAAGGCCGATCAATTTTTGGATATGGGAGCGGATGCGCAAGTTAGTACTTTTTCTGATGGTGCATATGCAATCGTCCAAATTGGTGATACGGCGGATAAAGACCGAATTCAAGTTTATGGATTGCTTTTACATGAAGCTGTTCATATCTGGCAAATAGTAAAACGGAGAATGGGTGAACGAGAGCCTAGTGTGGAATTTGAAGCTTATTCAATTCAGGCAATCGCTCAAGAACTTTTCGAAATGTACGAAGCAAGCGAGGTGAGCAATGGGATGGAAGGGGAAAAAGCCGTCTAGTTTTAGTCTTGATGTGTCTAAAGCAGCAGAAGACCATGTGAAGCATATTGTTATGGATACTGTGCAATCTTTAGTTAATTTAAGTCCCGTCGATACTGGTGCATACCGTGCTTCACATATGGTTTCGGTTGGATCTGGTGACTATGGCATACGTGGACCTGAAACAAATGCTATTCAGGATGCAGCTATTCAAGCCGTGAAGTTTAAGTTGGGCAATTTAGTTTATATCCAGAACAACCAGCCTTATGCAGAGCGCTTAGAAAATGGGTGGTCTGATCAAGCACCACAAGGAATTTACAACACCACCTTTACCTTTATTTCTCAGAAGTATGGCGGCTAAAATGGCAATGACTTTAGAGCAGACAAGGCAAGCTATTATCGATCGTATGCAAGCTTTTACCGGTATTACGCAAGACAGAATCCAGTATCCAAATTTACCAGGCTTTAATGTACCTAAAGATGGTGTTTGGTGCTGCTTAACGATTGCAGGTGGTCCCAGTTTTAATTCTGGCATTGCAGATAAGCCATGTACTCGCCGTACCGGTAATATCATGATTCAATGCTTTGCACGTCCCAATTCAGGAATAATTGAAATCACAAAATTGAGTGATGCATTACTTGCCCATTTTGAATATTTCACAATCGAACACTTAGAATGTTTGAATGGTCAATCCATC